TGCGGTTAATTTCGGCTTGTTTTTGCTCGAAATAACGATACATATCAGCATTGACCTGTGGCGTTAAATTCGCTTGATAGATGCCGTTTTCTTCACGCCATTGTGCCTTTGCTTTCGCGCGTTCTTCTTGTTGGATTTGTTCGCTTAGTGTGTTGTCATGCCAGTCTGTTTGATTAGCTTTTGCACCAATACTGATAACTGCTGACACAATGATTGCACCAAAGAGACAAGTCATAATTTTTAATGCTTTTTCAGTGCCTTTCATAAAGTAGGTAAAGTTGTTTTTAATCTGATGTTTTTTCATTTTGAACCTCGATTTTGGCGTAAAAAAATACCGCCCTTTCGAGCGGTAAGTGGAGTAGTGCAATCAGTCTATGCTGATTTTGTCTAGATAGGGTTGCGTAGTGATTACACTTTAATTTCTAATTTTTCCATTGTTGCGTTCCTCGTTTGTCTGCCATTTCAAAGCGCACTCTGTCTTGCATTTGTGTTTCTGCGCGCTTGGATTCACTCTCTGCTGAATACGCTTTGAAATTTACCGTCTCTCCGATATGTCACGTTTCTTACGTCACGTTGACGTGCATAGTTTGTTTCATGCCGCTTTGTTAGCCTCCCTCTTGGGAGCGCATTACTGTCAGTCTCACTACGAGTCATCGGCTTATCTAACATTGCAATAAAAGACTCTGTTCGGTTGCTTACGTTTAGCTATTCCCACCCATTGGCTTTGTTTGCATTTCCGTAAGCATTCACACCGCAATGTAAGGTTTTCTCAATCCGTTCATCGCTATTTACGATCCGTCGGGATTGGCGTGTTATCACAACAAGACCATAAGTCACTTACTCCTAACTACTTATCGCTAATTAATCGGTGAGCTTTGTCATTCTCACTGCCGTTTTAATCGCGCTTAAGTGTTGGTCGATGTGTTTTTAATCGTATTGTTAAAGAGCGTTGAGATGTTGGTTATGTGTATCTCGTTTGATGGGATTATTATGTACCTATGGTTCATTATAGTCAAGAACAAAAAGTACATATTTTTAATAAAATGTACTAATTGTTCATATTGTGTTGATTTCTAAAGAAATAAATTTTTTGAAATAGAGTTTAATTGCTTATTTTTTAATCTATTAAAAAGCAAAGTTTGTGTTTTGTGGTGTGTTTTTATGATTTTTGCGATGCTGATCGCAAATTTTGGTAGCGGTAGTTGGTTTAAATTGAGGTTGGTTTATTATGCCCCTGCCGATAAGGAGGGCTAATTATGAAAAAAGAGTTTAAAAAATGGCTAATCTCGCTGAATTGCGAAGGGATTAATAGCTTAGAGATTAATGAGATAGTGTCGCGCGTAGATGATGAATTGAGGATTGTGCGTGCTAATGAGCAGGAGAGGATTGTGCTAGAGGAGTTGATTGCGGAGTTTAAATGTTAATAAAAAACCGCCACTGAGGCGGTTTATTGTGATTGATATGTCTCCGACATTGATGTCGGTAACATCGGATGAAGTAGCGTCAGTGCATGGTTTGGGTTAGCTTTTCTTCTTGTATTATTCTTTTGGCAATATCTAAATTGAGCTTTTGTATAGCTTGGAAATTAATAATATAGTAAATGATGGCAATTATCGACATAACAAGTGTGAATGTTTTAACGTCTAAAATAATAGTCATATCAATAAAGTCAAAGCCTACAGGGATTTGATAGCTTAAATTAAAAATAGTTTGCGCTATAAACAGAACGGTAGATAAAGCAAAATAGAACAAAAATGAACTTCTGACTTTTAATATATTATTTTCAATGATGGAATATATGTTCTCATTCTTTATCCCACTTGGATTGAAGGTACAAATAACCCCCATGCCAATGGAAAACATAATTCCAGATATGGTATAAATCGTATTAACTAAGTTTCCCATCTTTTCATTATTATATTCAGGAAAGAATAATGATGATATAGAGACGGTTAATAGAATGCTGATTATTAGCATTGCTGTTTTATTTTTGTTCGTTTTCAATTTCAAGGTCTTTTATAAATATTTCCATTTGTTGTAATAATGTTTGCTCGTTGAGCTTACCACTTTCGGTAGTATCAACTTCAACCATCTTAGACTTTTCTAATTGACTACCGGTGACAGATGCCCCGCGTCTAGTCTTAAATGAAATATTATCCAAGTCAGACACAGGTTTCAAGACTGCACTAAATGCTTTTTTAACTTCTTCTGGTGATTTTTTTGTTGGATTTTTTAGTTGAATGAGTAGCTTTGCCGACACAATCTGACTTAAATCAACATCTTGTAAATCGGTTGCATCTTTGAACAAAGCTTTCACTTGATCAAAAGCCAAATCTTTAAGGCGAGAGAGCATCGTTGAGTTATCCGCCTGCGTTTCGTCTATATGGCTTTTATTTTTTATTTGCGGATCTTGAATAACAAATGATTTAATACTTGCCAAGTCATACTCTTCTTTGATTTCTATGACAGGCGATAAATCAATCAATTCTTTTAACAGCCAATTTAAATAAGTTTGTAGCCTTGTTATAGTTGTTCTGCTGTTCAAATTTGTTACGAGGAAATTATTTGAAAGGGCAAAATAATAATGATCTTTATAAATGGCACTGGTATTCAATTTTGCATTAAGTAGGTCACTAATGGAGAAGTTGGCTTTATTAAATAACGCTTCATCAATATGTTGAACATTATCCCCTGGCGCAATGCGAAGTATTGTCGCAAAAATAAAATTATCTTTTTCTATGTTAAAATGTGAAATTAAATCTTCTTCTTTCTTTGGATCATCTTCACTTAAAAGCATTCTTCGTTCATTGCTTGATTTTGAATTAGCTAAAACTTCTTTTAGCAAGTCAGAGACTGGAACTGTGCCACTAAATTTATCTTGAGAAATACTAAAAGCACGTAATTTAACTTGTTTATTCATTTCTTACCTCTAATATCATATAAAAATATATTTACTTACAACCTAACCCATTTGCCTCGTGACGCTATAACGTTTCTACACGTTCCCTTGCCACACCAATAATGCGGATTTCTTGGTCGAGTGAGCTTAATGTTGGGAACATTGGATTAAGCGGAACAAGCTCAAAGTGCGGTATGCCTTCTGGTGTTCTTGTACCGAGTTCTTTGTATTGTTTAAATGTCGCCTCGTTGTTGCCATTGATTGCGGCCACAAATTTTCCTGGGGTTGGTGCAATATCAGGATCGATTAAAATCAGATCGCCCTCATTGAAACGGGGGAGCATAGATTTACCTTCAATTCGTAAATAAAAGGAGTTTTCAGAGGCTATGACTGTGCTTGGGATCATCTCGTAACCGTCAAACCCCTCAAGGGATCTAATATCTGTCCATAGCCCTGCTTGGATTGGGCTTAGCAAAGGGTAGGATATTTGCTTTTCGATTTTCTCAATAGAGGCATTCTTATCGCCATAAGTCAGCCATTCTTTTGTTACACCCAAAAAATCAGCCAATACATAAATATTTGCTTGAGTTGGCAATGTCTCCGCATTGAACCATTTACTCACGGCTTTTGGCGTAATTTTCAGTATATCTGCAATAACTTTTCCCCTGCCTTTTTCTGGCAAGTTCTTTCTTTTGCACGCAATGTCTAGTCGTGCGGCAAAGTCCTGTTTAATTTTTTCTTCAGTAATCATTTCATCCACCTTTGAACCAATAGTTCAATTATAAATAAAACTTGAAGTACTTTCAGTTCTGATTTAAGATGTACTCAAAGTTCATTTAAAGAGATTATATATGGAAAACTTAAAACATATTATTGACTCTTTGGGTGCAGCTAAAGTGGCCGATTTATGCGGACTTTCTGTCCGAGCTGTTTATAAATGGCGCACATCAAATTCTTTACCACGAACTGAATATACAGGCGAGACAAGATATTCCGAGATTCTATCTCAAGCCTTGGAAGGTTCTGTCTCTGCGGAAGAAATTCGACACTTTAGCAAACCTATTAAGTCAGGCTCTGCGATTATCGCATGACTGTAATTTACCAACACCAATTGAAAAGAAAACCATAAAAATAAGGCAAAAATTATGGCAATGAAGAAAGTCATTATGGAAATGATTGAAAAGATACCTGGCGGCAAAAGTGCGGTTGCAGGGTTTCTTGGATTTTCAGAGGCAGAGCTGAACAATCGTCTTTATCAGACGAAAGGGCAACGTTTTAAAAACGAAGAATTAATCGCATTGCAGCTTGAGTATGGCTGTACTGATTTTATCGAGGAGCTTTGCCGAAGTGCTGGCGGCCATTTTGTACCGGTACCAGTCGCAGGCGAATTGGACTCAGTAGAAATCTCAACTTTACAACTGCGTGAACTGTCCGCTCGTGGATTGTTGTTTGAGGAGTTAGAAAAAGCGCTGGCAGATGGCGAAATCACAACCGATGAAGAAGACGTGATCCGCAAATTATTAAACAAGCATTTAGCAGCAACACAACACTCAATCGAGTGCGTGATCTCGCTAAATAAACGGTAATAAAAAACCACGGCGGCAACCGTGGCTAATTAATAAAGTGTTAAACGAGGTGATTATGGCAAATCTAATTCAGATTAGCAATAGCAAAATCAACAATTCCGAAGTTAAAACGGTAAATGCGAGAGAATTACATTCATTCTTGGAAGTCTCAACGAGATTTTCAGACTGGATCCAAAGACGAATCTCAGAATATGAATTCGTTGAAAATCAAGACTTTGTAGTTTTACTCAAAAATGAGAAAAACCATGTAGGGGGTCGCCCTCAGAAAGAAGTTCACATTTCCATTGATATGGCAAAAGAACTATCAATGGTTGAGCGCAACGAAAAAGGAAAACAAGCCAGACAATATTTTATTGAGATGGAAAAAGTGGCGAAATCCACTGATCCTATGATGCTATTAAACGACCCAGTTTACTTGCGTGGCGCGCTTGCAACGTATTCCGAAAGGGTGATCGAGCTTACCCCAAAGGCGGAGGCGTTTGATCGTTTAGCAACCGCAACCGAAGGCGCAATGAATCTCACTAATGCTGCAAAACACTTACAAATGCAACCAAGAGCATTCACCCAATTTTTATTTGCTCATGGTTGGATTTATAAGCGCACTGTTGGATCCGCTTGGATTGCTTATCAAGACAAATTGCAGCGCGGTTATTTAGAGCATAAAGCACACCCTGTCACACAACCTGACGGCACGGAAAAAATCTACCCTCAAGTATTAGTAACTGCAAAGGGATTGGCAAAATTATCCACGATGTTAAATAAGGCGGTGGCATGAGTAACGAATCTAAATTTATTCCTAATTTTTTACAGGTGCCAAATGCTGTTATTGATGAGCTACTGCCTGATTTAACCGGGGCGGAATTGAAGTGTTACTTGGTTGTCATCAGAAAAACCAAAGGCTGGAATAAAGAAAGCGACAATATCTCAATCAGTCAGTTTATGAAAGCAACTGGACTAAGCAATAGTGCAGTGATTAAAGCCTGTGAATCACTTGTTAAATATGGCTTGTTAATTAAACAAAATGGCGCAAGAAACACTGGCGTTTATGCGGTAAATTCTTACTCAAAAACCACCTGTGAAGAAAGTTCACAAGTCACCTGTGAAAAAAGTTCACCTGTGAAAAAAGTTCACAGCACCTGTGAAGAAAGTTCACAAGTC